AACACTAATATAGGAGCTGACAGAATAAGTAAAACGAACTCATCTTTCCAGTCTGATTGTCTAGCTTCTAAAAGTTTACCTTGATACTCAGCTTGACCCGCTGCCATTTTCTCAGCGTGCCTCATTTGTGCGTCTGCCATTAGCATTTTAGTTTGTTGTCTTTTTTTATAAATATGACTGCCAGCTTGAGCTGCTAATTTTATTGCACTTAACCACATTACTCGTCTCCGTATATTATTTTAACATTAAGTTTTTTTTGTAGAATAGTCAAAGGTCTATTGATTAATTTACCATTATAATTAACATTATGACCTTCTTTGTTTATATAATTTGACTTTCTAAAATTCTTAGTCTTAACGTCATAAGCATTATACTTACCTGTTTTTAAATTTAAAGTCACAAAATCTACAGGACCAAGACCTCCTGCTGCGGTAAATACAAGTAGATTAGGATTTTTAATATATTTAAGTATTTGTGAATATTCGTTTGATAAACCTTTTATTACTCTTGATGATCTTTTTCTTCTAGCCATCCCATTTAAAAAACCCAAAAATTGCAGTAACAAATGAACCAAATGCAACTAAAACAGCTATAGCACCTTTACCTTTGTTAACATTAGCTTTCAATTCACTGACATCTTTTCTAAGCTGTTCGACATTTTTAATTAAAATATTCATTCTTTCTGCACAAAGTTTTTCATGTGCCGATAAACGAATTGCTGTGGATGATGTTGTTCTATTTGTTGTTTTTATTTTACTCGGCATTGTTTGGCACTCCGTTAGAATTTACAAAAGGTGACTCTGCAAACGCTATAAATAAATATTCAGTTCCACTATTATTAACTATGGTATCACTCACTCTCCACTTGAAACCATTAGATAACAAATCTATTCTTTGATTGCCATCATCTATGGCAACTGAATCGTTTGCTTCTAAATTAAAGTTTCTAGGATTAAATCCGTCACTTCTATTATCCCACATATACCAACCTTGTGTTGTGCCAGATAATCTTTTTACAAGAACAAATGCAGGTTTAAAACCGCAATATACAAAAGTTCCATCGGTAGAACCGTTACCAGTATATGTAGAAAATTTACTGTAACCCTGTTTTTCAGCAAAACAATATGCTAGATACGTTCCAGAGGCAGTATTAACATGAGAATTAGTACCAATTGAAAAAACAGAACTTGTTGGTTCTGTATTGTTATGAACTGTTGAAGCTGAAGCAACATTATCTGTAAGATTTAAATGTAAATATTTAGTAGCACCATTAGAGGAATCATAAGTAATCCAATTGCTACTGCCTTCTCTTTTTTTAAAAAGAATAAAATCTGGCTTTGCTCCAAGACCATGTCCAACAGTAGTATTACTGCCAGTGCCAGTATAGGTAACAATACTAAAACCACTAATAGAGCTAGCACTTACTGAACTTGTAACACCTCCATCTGTATTAGATGATGCAGAACCACCAGCTTTCCAATTCCATGCTACATACTTTGCACTGTTTTGATTCCAGTAAGCTTTATCACCTGATCCTTCTGATCCATCTTCAACTCTAAAACCATCTGATAAAAATGCACTAAGGTAACCAAAACGATCTTGCGCACCACCACCTTCAGGACCATTACTATTTGATTGTAACTCTCCGTTTTCACCAGCACCTCTAACACTATCTAGCAAGTTATGACCTGCTGCATCATCTCTACGTTTACCCCAGACCCAGTCGGGTTGAAAACCTACACCAGTTATGTCTCTAGATTCATTATCGTTACCTGTCCATGTAACAGTGTTAAAATATAAACCTGGATCATCTATAGTTGTATAAGCCATTATCCGTTCTCCGCTAAATTTTTAGAACATATCGCAAAATAAGAAGAAGGTACAGAATACTCAAAATTACCGTGTCCGTTTCCATCTGCGTTGCCTGATGAGATTGTAAATCCTGTTGGTGGACTTCCAAAGTTTGCATAACTAATTTTTAAACCTGATGAACTTAAACTATGTGTAGTGCTACCTAGAAACCATGTAGTATCAGCATCAATGGCTACACCACCTGTACCAGATGAACCACTTGTTGGATCACCACTATTTTGATATGTTCCATTTTTTGCAAAATAAACAAAATTATTATCTAAATCTAAAGCTATACTTATAAGATCAGCACTACTAGACCCATAACTACTTCCTGTATATTCTGCTGAATTATTTTTTAAGACCTGTCCATTTTGACTATAGTATCCAATATTTCGGACTCCTGATGCAGTAGATTGTCCAATATAAGAACCCAAGTTTGAAAAGAAAACATCATTAACTATTCCATGTGAAAAATTATTATCTGTTGTGGACATTTTAAATTCTGCATACCATTTTCCTGAAGTTAATCCAAAAGTAGAAAATTGATTATTATAAATATCTACTGCTGTTCCTGATGATAAATTGCCCTCAGCTAATTGTCCATTCCATGAACCGTGTCTGCCATCAACACCTGCCGTCTGAGATAAAGATGCGTTATAGGTTGCAAAATTATTTGTGCAAGTATCTGTTCTTTGATCTGTTGCAACTATATTGGTAACAGAATGATGCCTATCATTTCCTGAAGTATCTGCTCCAATACCAGAACTATTTGCACTTGTTCCTGTTCCTTTAAACTCAAGAAAAAATCCATTGTTGCCAAAAGTAAGTGTAGAAAGAGATATTGGTTTAAATACAGTTGGAGTATCCTCATCAAATTCTCCAAATGAAGTTTGATCTAATTGTTGTCCATCAATGAAAGCAAACTCACAAAAAGTTCCTTTAATATGGTTTCCATCATTTGTTGCTGTTCCACCTACATGAAAAACTAAACTGTTTTCATTCCATTGAGAGGAATAGTTTTGGTCTGGATAATTTTCTGCATTCCAGTTAGTAACTTGTGATCCATTAATATATAATTTAAATCTATTAGAAGCTGTAGATTGGCTTGTATCTATCGCCATAATAATATTAAAAAAAGCAGAGGGATCTCTTAATTTTTGTTTTGTTCTAAAATCTAATTTTGTGTTACCACTTTCATTTTCAAATATTCCAAGAGTTCCATCATTTCTTAAATACATATAGGCTTGATTGTTACTATCAGAATAGTGACCAAATATGGGTCTGTCTCCACCTGATGTAGGGAACTCATGTATTTTTATCCAAAAAGATATAGTAAATATTTTATCGTTAGTTGGTGTTGTATTAGTTACTGATGTCTTAGCATCAGCACCAATAAAATATGAATTATCTACGCCAAAAGCTGTGTCTCTAACTGAATTTGCTCCAAGAATGGTAGGCATTAATCCTCCAACGTTGGCAGTTCACCGATGGGTCTTGTAACAGATCCATCTTCTTGTTCTGTATAAGTATACAAAGTTTCTAAGGCTGCAGTGTCAGCTGCATTAGTAATTGATGTTTCCATTTCATTTGATTTAGTTCTCACCGCTGCCCTGTGTGTGGTGATTGAAGATGGTACTGCTGTGCCAGCATCTGCTTTTCTAATAATATACCAATCTGTTTCTTGTAAAATTTGTGCAGCTTGTTTTTTTAAAGTTTCAATTAAAACAGTTTTTAAACCTTTTGTTTTTACATCACCTACCGACTTATCACTTGGTAAAAATCCATTATCTGAATCTGTTTGTGTCCACAAAGTATCTGCATGTGCCTTTGCTGTTGCTGTTCCGTAAGAACCTGTAACTTTATTGTTTGCAAAAGAATAAGTTATATCTGTATTTATGTACCACTGTTCATCTTTTTTATTTGTTTGATTTACTGTAACAGTGTAAATACCAATTGCATTTCTGTCACTTTCACTCCAAAGTGTAAATATTGATTTTGGATATTGAGTATCTCCAATAACAACACCTCTGTTACCTGCAAAATATTTTGTTATTGATCCTGATTCGACTAATGCAAACATATTATGATAACGTTAGGTTTAGATTTCTTCCGACTTCTAAAAATTTTGAGCCGTTATATCTAAACACAAACAAGTCTCCTTTACTAGCTGTTGTGGTTAATGTTGGTGCTGTATCCGCTGTAAATTCATATGCAGCGTTAAATGATAGTGTTCTTGATCCTGTGCCATCTTGTATGACAAGCAATGAAACAAACTGGCCAGCGACAGCGTTTGATCCTGCACCTAAAGTTCTGTTTGCACCAAGAGTTACTTTTGCAACAGGGGATGCTGCAACATCCCAAGAAATAGTTGATGCATCTGTTAGCGTAGCTTCCTGGTTAAAAGCTGCAGCACCAAATATAGAAGTGCCTCCCGCTGACATATCCATGGTTAACGCTGTTACAGCAGAACCACCATCATCACCTTTAAATATAATATCTTTGTCTTGAACACTTGCAGTTATAACTGCATCGCTTGAACTGTTACTAATATCAAGAATAGATGTTCCACCAGATTTAAATGTTACATTGTTACCCGCTGCATCTAATACTATATCCGCAGCGGCATCGACAGTAAGATTATTCGCACTAATCGTCATATCAGTGCCATCACCTTCAATTTTTTCTGAGTCTCCACCAAATACAATACCAACGTTGTTTGGAATGTGTACATCCGATGTAGCTGTTAAGTTTAATTTAGCACTCGATGCTATTGTTAAATCTGTTCCGTCACCTTCAATTTTTTCTCCATCATCACCAAATGTTAAACCAACATTAGCTGGTATGTTAATATCTGTTGTAGCAGTTAAATTTAAATCGTTAGATGAAGCTATAGTTAAGTCTGTACCATCTCCTTCAATTTTTTCTCCATCATCGCCCAACGTTAAACCAACGTTAGCTGGTATATTAACGTCATCAGTTGCGTCTAAAGTAATGTCAGCACTAGAATCTATTTCTGCGATTACAGGTGTTGTTAAAGTTTTATTTGTTAAAGTTTGTGTTGCAACAAGAGACACTAAAGTTGAATTACCACCATCCGGTAATAACATCTCATTTGTAACACCTGCTGAGTGAGGTTGTGCTTTTAATATCTGGCCATGTGAATTAGACTCACAATTAAATTGTATGGCTCCTGAATTTGAGTTACCAACAATTGTAACATGTCCTGTGCCTTTTGCTAATAAATTTAAATCAATATTAGAATCACCACCTGTCGCTGATAACTGTGGTGGGTTTCCAGTTGCTGCGTTTGTTACATCAAATTGGTTAACTGCTGAACTTGTTGTTTGAAATATAATTTGTTCGTTACCGTTTTCATCACCAATAAAATGTGCATCATCAATTAAAATATTGTTTGAATTAGTGTCTAAGTTACCACCTAATTGTGGAGAGGTATCCTCCACTATATTTGATATAGCACCTGAAGTAGCAAGGCCTGCAACTATAACTGATCTTTCAATTTTTTTAAGACCTCCGCCTGAAGTGTCAACAGCTAAAAATACGTCATCATTAGCTACCGTAGATATTTCTGATAATGAACTAACAGCAACTGAATTAAAATTTGTACCGTCTGCAATTAATAAATTACCTGCAGTATTTGTTCCCATAACGATATCATCGCCTGTAACTGTAAGATCTCCACCAACTACCACGTCTCCATTAAAAGTAGTCTTTCCAGCTAAAGCCATGTCAATATCTAATGCCGTTATTGCTGATGAACCATCTGTTCCTTTAATTTTAAAATTTTTATCGGCAACACTAACTGTAAGTTCTACATCTGAAGAATTATTTGCAATATCTAAAATAGAAGTACCACCATCTTTAAAAGTTACGTTTGCGCCATCAGCGTCTAAAACAATATCAGCAGGTGAGTCTATTGTAATATCTCCACTTGATGTTGCGATTGTAACTGCAGCATCTCCTGTTGAAATATCGTCAGCTGCAACACCTAATGCAAAACCTGTATCAACAATATTTGTTCCATCTGCAAAAACTAATTTTGAAGTTTTCTCTGTTGCAGCAAAAGTAACTCCAGTTCCTGAAGCTGTTTTAAATTGAACGGTGTGTGATCCTGATGTTGCGTTTTTTACAATGTAAACTTTTTCTAATGAATCTGGAACTGTTACGATTTGATTACCTGTTATCGTTCCTGTTAATTCAATAACTGCTTGTCTTGCATCACTGCCTACTGTAGCGTTTGTAATACTTAGTGCAGTTGTTTGTGAACCACCTGCAATAGACTTTGCAACATAACCCGATGTAATTTCTTGAAACATCTGTAGGTTGACATTAGTTTTATCACCCCAAAGACCGGATGCTTCTCCTGTTGCTATAAGCTCTATTCCTAGTGTTGAAAATGATGATGCCATATTTTAATCCTAAGGTGTTGGAGAGTTGACTGGTATTCTGATTGTGCCATCAGTGTAGTCATCTCTTCTACGTTGTCCTATTTGCTCGCCTCCAAATTTTTGTATCTCAGTTTGATATCTTCGTTCATAGTATTGTATCATATCTTGTGGTCCTTTCAAGAATCCAAATGCTTCTACTAAACATGCATACAATAAACCATTAGGAAAATTTAAACTAATATAACTTGTTTCGTTACTGCTTGCTTCTAATTTATCTGGGATTTTTGTAAAGTGTATCTGAACCACATACGCTTGGTCAGGCACAGGCACCACTCTAATTTTGCCTGAGTTTGTTGCTCCGTCTCCAGTTCCACCTTGACCCATAGCATAATATTTAGGTTGACCTGTTGATGTGTTTGCTGCGATGTACTCCTCTAAAAAGGTAACATCTTTTTTAATTAAATATTTATTAGCACCAGTTGATCCAGAAGTTGCATCAAATACTTGTACTGCTCTAACAACGTGTGCACCAGCAGGTGAGTTTACAAAATCTTGGTCAGTTGTAAAATTTGTAACTTGAATATCTCTGTAAGCATCGATTGGAACATCTCTATAAATTCTATACTCAGCATCTAACACGATGCCTTCAATAATAGTATCAGATAAAACAGTATCGCTAACTTCTGTGTAAGCTCTAATTTTTGTTCTTAAATTTGTATAACTTATTCCTGACATATTAACTCTCTAATGTAGCTGGTCCAGAGGTGCAAAACTCTCCTCCGCCAGACACTCCTCCCGTTGTAGCGGTATTAGTATCAACAGTAAAGGTATAAAAATCATCCGTCGTACCACTAATCACACTACCGCCTGAATCTTTTCTACCCACTGTAATGGTATAACCTGCTGCCTTTGCAATGTTTGATCCACTAATACCATCAAAACTTTTAGGGTTTTCAAAACCATCTGGGTCTGATGTTGTAGATACAGGTCCTCTAAATCTAACCGTATCTCCAGTTGATCGACCATGACTTTTTTCAGACACATTTATAATACCTGACCCTGAAGCCATTGTTTGAAATGAATCTGGTTCTAATAATATTAATGCTTCTGGCTCTGTTCTATCCACTCTCGAGTCTTTTAATCCTTGTGGATCACCGGCATAGGCACGTGGTTCTAACTGTGGGTGTTTAGACTCGTATTCTGATATATGCACTAAAGATCCATTCCATTCTTTAACCATTTCACTATATGGAAATTCCATACCTGATCTATCAGATATTGCTTTTGCGTGTTTACCTCTTGCAAATCCTGTCATTAGACTCCCTCACCAAAGTAAGTTTTAGGTGTAATAAACGAACTAGAAGAAGATCCATCTTCTGCTAGAGCTCTTGCAAATTCATCTTCGTATAATAATTTCATTGTTTGTATTCTATCTGGTGCATACTTTTGTGCTAAATAATAAGATAATCCTGACACCATACATGGTACAAATCTGTATGGAACATCGGTTGCATCAGTGTAGGTGGCATCTACATCTTGTATTCTTTTCACAAAGTAAATGTGTAAATCTTTTGATGCATTAGATGAGTCAGCAGTTGGGTAAACTGTGAGTGTTGTTTTATCAATAAGTCTTTGCACATAATATTGTGACGGTGTGCCTTTTGATAATTTATTCGCTAACGCAGAATATGCTGCTCTATTTATTTTTGTAAGTGCTTGATCAGCTTGTGTAGTTTGTGTTCGATTAGTTCTAAGAGTTACTTCTAATATATCAGCTACACCAAAAACACTTGATGGTGCATTGGTTGTTGAACTCGTTCCATCTCCTGATGATCTAAAAAAATTATATTCTGTTTGGCCTTCAATTAAATCTATGTTAGTTTCTCCAACTTCCCAATAGTGAACACCTCTATTACCCCATTCTTGAAAAAGAATATTTAAAGATCTTCTTGCCGTTTTTAATTGATATCCTGAAACAGACTGTAATCCAATTCTTTCGTATGCCTCTTCGATAATTTCATCGACTGCAAAAGTTTTATCAAATGTTACTGTTCCCGAGGTAGTGTTAGCCATTTAACCTCCTACTTATCAATCAATAAAGTAGCTGCATCTATGTTTGTAATTGTAGAAACTTTCATTCCACCTGGAAATAAAATTCCATCTTCAGGAATGTTCATTGAAAAAACATCTCCATTAGGAACGTCCGCTTGAAACAAAGTTGTGCTGTCTGTATTGTCTTGAAGAATTATAGTTCCAGCTCCACCTCCGTCAGAAGCAAGAACAATTCCTCTTAATCTTGTTCTTCCTGCAAATACTGCTCCAGTAGCTGTAACTCTTACCGATTTTACATCACCTTTAGTTGCCATTTTTTTCTCCTTAAAATTAAATGCGGGGGCCGAAGCCCCCACAAAATTATATATTACTGATCTGCAAATGCAGGTGCATCTGCACCTTCTTGATAACCCCAAATATAATAGTTTGTACTATCTTTAGCTAAAATATTAATTTCAAAGCAACCAAAATCTGTAAGAGTTAACTTTGAGTTAGAGTTTCCATCAGCATAAACCGATACGTTATCAGCATTTGAATCTAAGTGAGCAACACAACCAATGAAAAAATTACTATTTCCTGGTGTTACGATAATTAAATTTTCTGCTTCCTCTGCAGCGCCGCCATAGATTAATTTATAACTTTGACCAGCAACTGGTGCAGGTAAAGTAATTGTTCTGTTAGCTGCGAGTGCAGGAACCACAAGAGTTCTTCCGCTGTGTGTTGCAGCATCAAGAGTTTTATTCTCATCTCCCAACGCTACCGGTGCATCACCCATAGTGATGATTTCAGTAATCGCTCCAGTAGTAGAGTTTTTACTAATAGTTTTGACTGTGCTTTCAGATCTAACTGGACCTGAAAAAGTTGTTGTTGCCATAATTGTATCCTCCTAGTTTTGAACATAGTCTCTAGGCCGTCGACTATACTCGTCTATGCTCAAATTAATTGTATAGTGATTTTTGTATATAGTAGATTTATGAAAAGTGCAAGGTATCCTTATAAAGTGTAACCACTTTTATGTGTTGCCTAGTTAGCTAGCAAAAAGATGTACTTCTAAATCCTTTGCGTTTCTAGGACTTTCCTGGTTCTTCAAGATCGATCTAATTACTTTTTTGATCTGATCTCCAAGAGCTGACATGTCTGGTGTTACTAATCCGCCGTTTTCAAGAAACATCTCGTTCCATTTGTTCTCGAGTTTCAGTTTCTTTGCGAACAACACCATATTGTTGTCTGCCATCATCAACCTCCTCATAGGTTAAATAAAAACTCCCTGTAAATTTTAACAGGTTCGGCTCCCATTCTATATCATTTTTTCCTAGATAGTCAATGATTAATTTATGTAGTTGATCTATTTTTGTGATCTCGTTTTTAGTGCTGACTATGAATTTAGTCATTAATGCATGCGTGTAGATTTTAATGAGATATGAAAATTTCATGCTTGTTTTTACCATAAAAAAAGGGGGCCCGAAAGCCCCCTTTAAAAGTAATACTTTACTTATTACGCTCCTGGTGAGCCGAACATACCTCTAGGGTCTGAGAATCCAAATGAATATCTCTCTCTAGCTTTGTATCTAACGTTACCAGTAGTGAAGTCACCTTCCATAGCTGTTTTGATTGGTGATCTAACGAACATTTTCATTCCATTAGGCACATCAGTTTTAATGAAAAATGCATCAGTGTCAGTTAAGAAGTGGTTCACAGTATAGCCCTGTGGAATCATTCCCATTGACGCGATAGCATTGATATCATTATCAGCTGTTCCAGTTCTACCTTGAGACTTTAATAGTCTGTCAGCAGTAAATTGTAGCTCAGTAGGAATAATCATTTTTATTCCTCTTGCTGCAATTTTTAGACCTCTCTCATCAGTGAATGCTGCAATGTCAATTAAAGACTGCTCTAACGATGTTTCGTTTAAGTCAGCCGATGTTGACAATTCGTTTCTGAATGTTCCAGCAACGATTGGGTGGTCAGTCGCACAAAGCTCCTTACCATCTCCACCAGCAAATGATGAATCGAACGCGTTGTTTAAAACATTCGCAGCTTTAACTTGTTTTGTGTTTGACATAGATCTTGCAAGAGCTTTTGTGTATCTGCTTGCTAATCTGTCATACAAGTTGTCTTCGATCGCTTCTTCAGTGATTGAAAACGCAAGTGCGATTGTTTCGTTTGTATAACGAGCTGTGAACGTTTCGTTTGCAGAATCGAATGTTACACCTTGACCTTCAGCTTTTACTGCTGCGTTGCCAAAGCCTGATAACATTACTTCTTCTTCGAACGCTCTGTCTGAAGTTTCTACATCGTAGAACTCAGCATGTTCGTTATCATATCTGTTGTACTCCAGGCCAAATAATGCATTCAAACCTGGCTCTAGTTCTTTAACTAGTTGTCCTCTTGTTATAGCCATATAGTTATCCTCCTATTATACGCCTGTTGCGGTTAAGTAGAAGTGCTCAATAATGATAACTTTAAAGTTAACATTTGCTGAACTTAAATCATTATTTCTAATATCATCTGATACTCCAATAATTCTTAAGTTTGCAGTAGTTGTTGCTAAAGTACTATCACCTAACTCAGTTTTTGAAATAAAGTTTGGTGTAACACCCGCTGCAACTGCTACGTCAGCGTTGTTGAACAAATCAGTTTGTGCTGATGCACCACTGTTGTCAGACTGGATCTCGTACACTTGGTGCGGACTGTCTGTAACAAATGCTTTAATATCTGTAGCGGCATTACTACCTCTAAGATTGTTAGCAAATGTTGGTTTGCTAGTAGTGGCATCCGTAAAAAATACACCTTGAGCTGAACCTAAAAGAGCTCCGTTGTCAGTAGCTGCTGCAATACCAACTGTTCCAGTGTTAATAACTTTCATCAAGTCATTTTGTGAAAAAGCTGATGCACAAGCTGCGACTTCAAATTCTGTAAGTCCAGAGTTCATCGGTGTACTACCCAAAAAGCCAATTGGTTTTAATCCAAAGGCTGCATCTTGGTTAGCCATATTTGTTTTCTCCTTGTTAAAGTTTATTTTGTTGGAGAAAAATCGTTAAAAAATTAACTCTTCTTCGTACCACCAAAAGTTACACGAGTCTGCCTCTCACTATTGATTGGCATACTTGGGTGCTCTTCCTTCATCAAGTCTTTTTCGATAGCGTCTGTTTTTTCTTGAGTCATTTTTGCAAAATACTCTTTTCGCGCCTCGACAACTTCATTCGGTATCCTTCCGAGCAAAAGGCCTCCTACTCCGATCATCCCTTGGTATTTACCTTCTTTTATGACAGGATATTCACTATTCGGATACTCTTCAGCTCTAACAAGCTCAAAGCCCGATCTTAAATGGCCAGACATGTTTTTAGTATCATCAAATCCTAAAACTTCTGCTCTTAACCATCTGTGTTTAAACCCATCAGGTGCAGGGGGTGCATCTAAAGATGAGGGTGGAGTCCAAGTAGTTTTTTTAACCTCTTTGGTTCTACTTTGGCTCGCACGAGAAGATTTCATTTTTTCGTTTTCCATATGCCTATACCTCCTTCGTGAGTCTTAATTGTTTCGCATATTCTTCTAATGGCACACCTAATTTTTTAGCGATTGTTACCTGTGAGGGTGTGAGTCTCACTGTATTGCGGCTTGTTTTTGTGCTTCGCTTCGCCGAAGCTACTGTTTGCACTGGTTTAGCCGGTTCCGTTGTTTCAGTACTACCAAATTTGTGGGGAAATTCAAGTCTTATTCTTTTATCTATTTCAGAATAATACTCGTCCGTTTTTGGATCATATCCCTCTTCTTCGGTAAGCTTTTTATGTAAATCAAAAGCTGTATACGTCATTGCATTATCGGTTCCAAACCATTTATTCTTAGAAGCCCATTCTTCAGCTTTTGGATCTGAAACAGGTGCGTCCTTAGGTAACTCATACCCTTGGTATGTATTCACTGTTTCTTTTGGTTCAATCTCTTTTTTATCCTCAGTTGGCTTTTGCAAACTTTCTTTTTGCTGAGCTAATTGAGCTTCTTGATAACCAAGTTTTCCAAGTTCTTGTTGAGCTGCAACTTCAGCTTGGATATCACCTGCTTCTCTAGCCGCAGCTAGTTTTGCCATGGCAGCATCTCTACCTGATTGAATTGTTGCTTCTAAAGATTTTAAGTAATCTGGTTGTAATTTTAAAAGTTTACTTTCAGATTCTTTTTGTTTCTCAAGAACACTTTTTGCATATCGTGTTGCTTCATCTCTTTGTCTTTCAGCTTCACGCATTTTTTTAGTTAGTTTAGCAATTCTTCTTTGAACTCCTTCACTATATTCTTTTAGTTCATCTTTTTGTGGTTCTTGTTCCTTGGTTTCTGCTTCTTGTTTAACTTCCTCTTGAACTTCAGGTTTTTCTTCAGAGGCCTCAACAGGTTGAATAATATCTCCCTGTTCTTCTTTCTTTCCCTCTTTTTCCTCCTTTAATTCTACGTCCACTTCTGGACCGGAAGTATCTATATCCACTATATCTTTATCTTCTGTATTCATTTTATTTTCTTCTGGCATAGCCTTCTCCTATGTTATAGCACGTGAAGCAAGGACTCTGGATCTGCAATCGTTCCTAACACTTCATCATCGTTTAATATACGGACTTCTCCGCCTTCTATTGGTAATCTTGATCCTGCATATCTAGCAAAGATCACCCAATCTCCTTTTTTACACCACGGGTCTTGAAACTTATCTTTGTCTTTGTAACAAAGAGGACCCATTTTTAATACGTAACCACAAGTGGTTGCAATTCTAAATTTATCTAATGCTTCTGGTGCAATAATAATTCCACCTTTAGTTTTTTCTTTTGGAGTAAAAGGTAAAACTAAAAGTCTCCAACCAGATGGTTCTGGTAATTGATCTACCTGACTTTTAATATTTTCTGGATTTAAAGGCTCTGGTTTAGCCTCGTCTTGTTTTTTATATTTATCCTCAAGTGCCAGTTTAATCTTCGGCACTTCCGAGTTTGATAACGTTTCCTTCATCTTCTTTTTGCTCCTTTTCATCTAGCAGGTTAGAGATTTCCTGTAGTAATAATTGATAAGTTTTTATCTGTCCTAACATATAGTTGTATTTCTCCATATTGTCAACGCCACCTCCACAGATTGTATCAACAACACCTTGCATGTTTTCTTTTATAAGTTTTTGTATTTTTGCCACTATAAATAGTCCGTCCATTATCTTTCTCCTAGTTTCTTTTTAAATTTATGCACCCTGTTTCGAGCGCTTCTTTCTAACGTTTTATCTTTCTTTTTTAAAGCTACACCAACGTCACGCCTAGCTTCCATTAGTTTTTTAACTAATCCTTTTTTATAGGGCCCCTCTTTCAACGGGGATTTTTTATATTTTTTACCCTTAATCTCTATAAATTTTGACATTAATTAATTTTTTCAATTCGCAATATTTTATTATCTTTTGATAATTCTGCTTTTACTCTTGAACACATGTAAAGAACTGTTGACCCACTATTTCTTGAGGCTATTCTTTTCTTCTTCAAACACTCAGATACAGTTGGAGTATAAGTCATTTCTTTTAATTCTTGAGGGTCTCCAATAAACATAAGTAGTGCCATAATCTCTATCATTTGCCATTCTTCCTAACTAACTTCTCTACATCTTGTTGAAGTTTTTCTATCTTTTTAGTTGCCTCTGTTAATAGCACTTTAGTGTGTATGTTTTCATCTAGTTGTTTTTGATGTTTTTCTAACATTTTTGCATTCATTTCAATTAACATTAGCATCTCTAAGTTTTTTGGTTTCTGTTCTGCACGCTTTAACAGGTCTGCTTCCATTAATTGTTTAGATGTTTCTAAATTATTTATGCGCTCAACAATACCAAAGTATGCCCATACTCCTACTGCAACAGCAGCAACAATGCTAATTAAATTTCTAACTGGCATAGAGATATGTGTTGATTCTGAAATCTTCATGCTTTTCTAGTTCTCCTAATCGCTTCTTTTCCTTTTTTAAAAATAGAAGCAACTTGTGATTTACCCATCACCTTTGCTCGTTGTTCACCGACTGTTAAGATTTGAATTTTTCTCGCAAACGGTTTACTAATCTTTTTAACCTTCGCCACAGTCTTCCTGGCATCTTGCGGAGTCGCGAACTTAATACTAACAGTATCCTTTGGATTTTCATCGGTATATAATCTCCTTCCTGAACCTTTAGGTTTTTTTCCTGTTCCTACTTTTGGATCTCTTTTCATATATTTATATCCGTTCTAAAACAAATAAATTCAAAAATATCTAATGCAAAGGCATAACCTAGATAAAATGATCCAAGTAATAATATTGCAAAAAATAAACTTAAAAATATTGTTTTCATACTAGCCCTTTTTTTTATTTTTTATTACACTTTTTAAAGTTTTTGCTTGTCCTGCATGTAACTTAGAAGCTTTATTTAATCCTTTAATTACTTTTTTTATTTTAGATTTTGCTTTTTTCATTTTTTAACTCCTTTCTTCATTTGTTTAATATGTTTCTCTATAACTAAACCTTGTCGTTTGTGTAGCTTAGATGCTTTCTTAAGTTGCTTTGCAACCTTTTTTATTTTTTTAACCACGTTTTTTCTCCTTCTTTTTTGCTTTTGATGGAAGTAGTCCTTTATTCACAGCTCTAGCTCTTTCACTAAAACCTAGTTTTTTACCTTGTTTTATTTTCTTTTTAATTGTTGATACTTTGGCAACCATTTAACATTTCCATCTTCTGCGAGCCTGTCTTAGTCTTGAGTTAGGATCTCTAGCAGCTTTTGGAAACTTTTTCATTTGTCCTGCGCTTCTCGCACAAAATGATTTACGTCGTTTAGCAGCTTTTGATCCTGGTTTGACTTTGCCAGTGACCGCTGTTTTTAGTTTAGAGCCAGGGTTCAATCTTCTATAGGCAGCGACCCCAGCTTTTGTCATGCCTGCTCCAGCCTTAGTTGGCCTGAAGTTCTTTCTATTTCTTGCCGGCATTTTACTTTGCCGTCTCATTTTGGAAGGCCTTTGGATTCCTTAGCTATTTTTTTAGCTTTTTCTTTTTTCATTTGCTTAAATTGTTTTTTAGTTTTTATACCTTTTTTCTTTGCCTCCATAACATCTGAATATTCATCTAGTAAACTTTCAGTAGCAGCTCTTTTTGATCCTGCTTTTTTAATTTTTCTATTCATCGCATCCACTCTAGATTTATAAAGATTGTATGCTTTCCCTAATCCTTTTATTGCAGCTCCTGCCATTATTTTATTAACTCCTTATAATATTTATCTAACATTTTTTTTGTTTTTGGTTCTAATATAGGTCTAACATCTCTGTAATTTTTAAATTTTTTCTTACCAGGTGCCTTTGTAACTTGTTGTGGCATCTTTGATCTGTTAACCACCATATTATACCATGCCTTTGTAGTATTTGACAAGACTTGGGTTGGATACTTTAACACCACCAAGATCTCCACGGATGTAACGACCACGATAAGGCTCAGTAACACCACCAGCAGCTTTTTTAGTCCTTTTAGCAAAAGTGCGGACGTTGGTAGGCTTTGGTCCCACGTTAGAAGCTGCTCTTTTTCTAGCAACGGCTGAACGTCTTTGACTCTCTGACATTCTTCTTGCTTTTGCAAGCGGGACACACTTTGGATATTTTCTTTTCGCATCTTTCTTTTGTTTTGATCTTCCACACTTAGCAAAAGACCCATCTTTTCTTTTAGATCCTATGTCGACCCATTTCTGTTTGAACCAATCATCTAGACCTT